AAACTCTTCCTGATTAATAGTTTGTATGTCCATGTTTAAGCCGATACTGTATTACTTAGCATAGATTGTGCACTTTCACGTTTTAGTAAATTGAACACTCTCTTCATTCTTTTTCTAATTCCTCTTCTACCTCTATCTACTGCATTTCTATATTCATCGTTATCTAAAAATTCTGCAGCAGCTTCAGCAAATTTACCTTCATTAATTAATTTAACTGTTTTAGGAGATTGCATAACTGATCCTCTGTAGTATTCTGAGAATAAAGCTAACTGTAATTCACTTGAAAATTTAGAAAAATTAGGAATTAAATCTTGTATTTCTTCAAGTCTAATTTCAACATCTTCAGCTAAATTTTTCTGTGCTTGTTCTAAAGTTATCTTGTCACCTTTTTTAATATTAGGATTATTTCTACCATAACCTATAGTAAAGTTTTTCTCATCTTCAAACGCTTTAGTTGCTTCTAAGAATGGCTCACCTTCATCATCCATTATCCTTTTTATAAATTTATTATTACCTACTAAACTAGCCATAGCAGCATCTATATCAGGTGAGAATATATCTTTTTGAGGTTTCTTATCTTCATCTTTAAGTCCACCTTTAATTTCTATATCTCCACCTTCACCACTAGTACCTACATTAGGTTTACCAAAGTCTTCTTTTAGTTTATCTTGTAAAGATTTTTCTTTTGGTTTCTCTAATTGATCTGGTTTTTTCTTAGGTACGATAGTATTTGCTGGTGGTATCTCTTCTATCTGTATCTCATCACCTGTAACTTTTTTCTTTAGTTGATTAACATCAGCATCTTTTAAACTAGACTTAGGTGGTGATTTTATTTCACCTATTCCTCCAGCTTCAGCTATATCCATTTCTTCTTGCATACCTAAAATTTTATGTATGTTTAAGAAATCATTAAATGCTTTGTCACCTGCAGGCCCAGTTTCAAACATCTCTCTTGTAGGTTTTATCATCTGTCCATCTACAAAAAATCTATCTTTAATTGTGTTTATATAATTTTGTGCTTGGATAGGTAATATTTCTATATTTTCTGGTGATTGAATTAACATCTCTAAATCTAATGCTTGTTTATTGCCATTAGCAAACTCAACAATAAGATCACCTTTATTATCAATACGAGGTACATATCCATCTGCAGCTAATGGTAATGGTATTTCACCTGTTTGTGTTTCTGTAGGGAATACTTGATCTCTATTCATTCCAGCCATTAGGTTTCCTGCTGATTTAGTATATGTATCCATAGTCTTATGTTGCTCTAAAACTAATTGATTTAACTGATCATTATATTGTTTTCTAGTTTCTTCATTTGGTGCTGCTGCAATTTTATTAGTTAGTTCAGCCATTTGATTAGCTATCACACCACCTTGTGCAGAAATAACATCTGACATAATTTTATAATTCATGTTATTAGTATACATAATTCCATCTGTAGGATCTATGTTATTATTGTATAATCTTTGATTTATAAACTCTGCTCTAGCTGCAGCATCATTTGGAAATTGTGCTTTTGCATTTGCAGTTATAAGATTAACTTGTACAAATTGTAAATTTTTCATACCTGCTTCTGAAGTAGGATATGTATTTAATATACCATAACCTTTAGCAGTTAGTGCAGCAACTTTAGTAAGTTCATCTGTAATAGTTTCTGGTGTTGCTACATCTGCTTCTGCTTCTTTAATTTTCATTAATAGTTTATCTGCTTTTGGCATTTTAGTAATTTCAGATAATCTAGCTTGATGTAAATTTTTTTCTCTATCAAATCTATCTTCACCACTTACATACGGATCATATATATCAAAACCTTCACCAGGATTAGCTGCCATAAATTTAGCAACATTTAATTTTACTTTATCCATATCTTTATTTTCAAAGATACTTCTGTTTTGTAAGAACATAAAATTAGCAAATCTATCTGCTACTTGATTTATACCTAAACCTTCTTGCCCACTTAAACCAAATGCCTCTGGGTTTGCTGCAAGTATATTAGCTATCTCTTGTCTATTTTTAAATGCTGTTTCTGTTAGTGCAAATGCTTCATTTTCTTTTCTAAGTGCATCATTTGATGCTGTTGCATTTACTACTACATCTTTTTGTGCAGCTTGATCTATACCTTCAAATGCACCTATAGTTAAATCTCCTAATGAACTAGTTGCAAAGTCTTTAAATATTCCCATTTTATTCTCCTAGTTTTGCCATCAAACCTTTTATATCAGCAGATCTACTATCTGGCATATCTAATTCTTGTTTCATCATTTCTTCATTTTGTTTCATGTCTAATTTTCTTTCAGCCATATCTTTATAAAAATCTGTATCTCCAGCATCTCCTAGATTAACTTTAGCTGGTATCTCTGCTAATGATGCTTCACCAGTTATCATCATTGCAACAATCGGCTCTAATAATTTAGCAACATCAACTGACCATTTACCCTCTAAGAAACCAGAAAAAGTTATAACTTTAACTAATGCTTCAACGGGTATACCCATTCTTAAAAGTGTAAACATTCTTTCCATGTTTTCTTTTTTCATTATGCTTTCATAAACATAATCAGTAGCTTCTTCTATTGCTGCTGTTTGTGGTGGATGTTCCCATGGATAATTACCTGGTTCATCTGTTAGAGATTGTCCTGGTATTGGTGCATCAAAAACATTATCTTCAGGCTCAGTATAGTTACCTGTTTCTTGCATAGTTTGATTTTTAAATTGATCTATTAATTTATCTAATTCCATTATGATTTATCCTTTGCTATACTTTTATATCTAGATTTTTGACTATATAAATATCTTACTGTATTTTGCAATTGTGCATATTTATAAAATGTTGCTTCCTGTATATCTCCAAATCTAGGATTACCAGATTTAGATCTTGAACTAGATATTGCAACTTCACCACCAAATCTCGTGTTAGGATCTCCTAAACTTTCTAATTTACCCATGCCACCTACATCAGTAGATCTATCTTTCATATACTCTAATACTGTTTTAGCACCATCAGCTACAGTTTTAACTGTATCGCTTGCAAAAAAATCTTTAACTCCTCTGCCTATATTTGTTATTGTATCTAAAAAACTCATGATCCTCCTATTAAGGGTTATTTATAATTGATATTCCAAATCTACCAAGCAACTGTAATAGTTTAGATGTTTTATCTGCGTCTGCTAAATCTAAATCTGTTGATCTTTCTAGTGCAGCTATTGCAGTATTATGTGCTCTATTTAATTCACTCTCCGATGAACTATTAACCCATGCTGCTTCATCTCTCCATTGTTGCCATAATGCTGATAATGCAAAGTTAGATAAGTTTAATAAGTTTTGAGCATTTAATTGATTAGTTGCATTAGTAATAGTTGTATTAGCAGTATTAATAGTTCTTCTCCATTCAACATTTGATTGATCAATAACTCTTTGGTTTTGTTGATTAAACTGTTGTCTTTGATTTTCTACTTGTGCATTAAATTGATTTAATACTTGTGCTCTATCTGCATTAGCTTTATCTACAGCTATTTGATTATTAGCATTTATACCAGATATTTTATTACCTTCAACTACTGCAAACTGATTCATAGCATCTGATCTTGCAGCATTTTGTAATTTTATTTGTTGTGATAAATTAGAATAGAATTGATCTACTTGATTTTTACTAGTTGCATTAAATTGTGATGCAGCATTAGAAGCCGCTTGATCTGACAATAAAAATGCTTGTCTAACATTTAAATTCTGTAATGATGCTTGTTGTCTATTTGACAAGTTAGTCATATCCATTTGGAAATAACTATTAGCATTTGTAATATTTGCTTGTTGTCTGTTACTAAGATTTTGAAATATCATCTGCTTGTAAGTATCAGCATCTGCTTTTGCTATAGGTATAGAAGCAGTTAATAAACCATCAGCTAATGCTTCAGCCATCATAGAACTAGAACTTAGTCCTCTATCAGCCATAGCAGATTGAGTAGCTTTAGCTACACCTCTTAGGTATGCTGGTAGTGCAGAACCAGTTG